ATCCTTTACTTTTATTGATTCATCATTGATATATTGTTTCTTCGTTCGACTTCGTGAGTATTCCTTGCGATTCGTTTTTTGATTTATTGTGTATTTAGGATGTGACTCTTTTTTAAAAGTCGTAATTTTTCCGTCGATTTCAAATTCTGCGAAAACAGTCGGAATTAACTCATAATTTTCTGCGTTTTTTTCGTTTAAAGGTACAGGGTTAAATGATTTGGTTGATCCGTCCAAACCTTTATCGAAAAGCAGCCATTGTAATGCGGTTGCTGTTATAGTCTTACCAGTCGCATTATTGCCGTATATTTTTGCATCTTTACCGTCAAAGTTAAATGTTACTTCTTTGATTCCAGCAAAGTTCGATATAGTTAACTTATTTATTTTCATATCTTTCCTCATGCTCCTTTTTTAATCTTCCGATGACCTCTTAGCACCTCGATAATTAAATTTTTTATTCGTTCATGGCTGTCTGGATTGATTTCATGTATCTGCACAAGCTTATTGTTTGTTTTGTAACTGTCGTGATAGTGCAGGAAATTAATCGATAAGTATCCGTGATGATTACGTTCAATTTCCAATAATGCTCGTTGGTTTGACAAAGTATATTCGTCGAATAACGTCTTAAAAATATTCAATATATTTCTTTCTGTGTCTCTCATGCTTATACCTACCATTTCATGACTAAGTTCATTAGTTTGTCCTGTTCATCTGTGTTATTTTCAATCCATTCATAAATACTTTGTTTCAAAATATCTAACGCTGTGTATAGATCGTTCTCGTCAGAAACTAGTATCCCGTCAATTGAATTCCCCTCATGATCTAAAACAACTATTTCGACGCTATATGCTCGTTTCTTAACTCTTAATCGAAAATCAAAGCCATCTACATTAATTATTTTTTGACATACGTCACCCGTTTTGTAATACATCATTCTCGTCCTCCTTGTTGTCAGCTAGACCTAAAAGTTTTTTTAATTTATACATTTCGATAACATTAGCGATATCGTGGTAATCATTTTCGTTATTCAATAAATTAGCAAGACCTACAATATCCCCAAGCGCACAATGTGACGATGATGTAGTATCTCCATTGCTAACCCCTACAGTTGAAAAAAGTAAAACGGCAAATTCAGTTTCTTTATTGATTTCATTCACTACTTCAAACAATTCTCCATTCTTTTCAGCCAATAAATCTCTTAATTCTTCCTGCATCATGTCTTTATAATTTTTAGTCATAGTTGACTTCCTCCGTTTTTCGTTTTATATTGAAAATGAATTAATTTTGTTAATCGTTTGTCACTGTTACTTGTTGGCGCAAGTAGCAGTTTTTTCATTCTTCATAAAAGTATTCCTTATAGAATATGAATGTTGCGATACTTGCGAATCCTGCGATTGACCATGCTGTAGTGAAGTACAGCAATGGCATAAGCACAATTGCTAAGACTGTGAAGCATAGTACTGCTACTAGGTAGCTTTTATAAATGTTACTCATTTTCTTTTTTCTCCTCTTTGGTTGTTTCATCGTTTATCAAACCTTGCATTTCCATTAATTTTTGAGGTATACCAGCTTTTAACTGGATTTCGTATAACATTTGTTGAATGTGTGGTGGCACTTCTACCATTCCTTTCGTGTATAATGTTGTTATCAACCTAAGGAGGTGATAAGTATGAAACTTCTAGTTACTTTAAAGGATGGTTCAAAAAAACATGTTTCGGATTTAAAGAAAATTGTTTTTCCAGGATATGAAGGAATTGAAACTGTTACAAAAGAGGAAATCGAAACATTTTTTCTAGACCCTACTAAAACTTATGTGTTTGTTGGATCTCAAACTCTAAGTGTGGAGGCAGGGCAAATCCTTACCGTTGAATTTAGCTAACCTTTTTCAACAACTCTGCAACTGCTCGCAACAGTTCAGGGTTGTTGTTTCTTTCTAAACAGTAACTAGCATGCTTGAGTAATTTGAGTTTTAATTTATTTTTTTCTTTCGCAATTCTAAATTTTTGTAACATTTGTTGTTCCTCCTTTATTCGAAATCATCGATAGTTAATTCTGAAACTCTCTTTTCATAGATGTATAAATAATAGTTTTTGATTTCTCGATAAACTTTTGCTGCTAGGTTGTATTCACTTTCACTCAAGTCTGAATTAAGTGTCACTCCAAAAATTGATAATGTTAATTTTCTAATATGGTCATGAACATCTTGTACATAAGCTTTTTGATGAATTGATTCGAAGCCATGCTGATACTTTTTTAGTGGAATCGGATGATTAAGCTTCCTCAATCTTCCTAGTGACAAATCTTTTGCGAAATTGAGTTTTTTATTGATTTCTTCTAAATCGTCATTATTGATTCTTACTTTACTGAAAATTGCACCTGAACTGATTGGTTTCTCGCCTTTTATAGCATTTCTAACTTCTTTCGCTATAATTTCTTTCAACTCTTCTTTGGTTAACGTGATTTGTTCCATAGTGTCCTCCTTTTAAGATGTTTGTTTTTCTTCGACTAAAACGTATTTAAAATACGATTCATCTTTTAAAAAAATAATCTCATCAATAGAGATATCTAATGTCTTAGCGATTCTAAAAGCATCTCTAGGTTTAATCATTTCTGGGTTGTTTTCCCAAATGTTATAAGTAGACGGTGAAATGCCAAGTTTTTCTGCGAAAGATGACTGGGTGTAACCTTTTCGTTTTCGCCATTCATCTAATTTCAAACTATGTTTGATGTAGTTCATTTTTTTACCTCCTTGTTAAGTTCTGATCAAAGTATATCGTAATTAGAATACGATTGCAAGTATTTTTCGTAATTATTTTTAAAAATTACGTATTTTTATTTTGTTAAATCGTATTTTAAGGGTTGCAATTACGATTTTTCATAGTATAATAAAAGTGTAAAAACATTATATATAAGGAAGGGAAACGAAATGGCTTTCAAAAATTCCATAAAAGAAATCAGATTGAACAATAGATTGTCTAAAGTTGAGATGGCTAAAAAATTAGATGTTTCCGAAGGTACTATAAGAATGTGGGAAAGTGGAAGAACTGAACCTAGAATGGGTATGGTCGAAAAAATTTCAAGTTTGTTCAATGTTTCTAAAGGTTATCTCTTAGGAGAAATTGAAGAAATTGTTTTACCAGAATTTGATAGCGAAATCGAGGTTCCATATTTCGGTAAAGTTTCTGCTGGAAATTTCGAGGAAGTTGCAATTGATAATGAAAAATTAAAAGTTCCACCATTTGCTTTTAACGGTCGTAAACCTAGCGAATGTATAGCACTAAAAATAAACGGAGATAGCATGAATAAAATACTCGCTAACGGTTCTTATATAATTGTCCATGATTATAGAAAGTCTTGTGATCATAAACTTAACAGCAATGACATCCTTGTATTACGTCTAGGTGGTGAATATACAGTTAAGCGTGTGAGACGTACTGAAACAAAACTACATTTAGACCCAGCAAGCTATTCAGATGAATTTAAAACTAATTCTTACGATTTAGATTCTATTGATGAAATCGAAGTGATAGGCAAAGTTATTTATAACTATCGTATTTTTGATTAATAACGCCTATATGGCGTGAGGAGGATGAGGGATGGAAGAGAACGCACCTTTAGAAACAGCAGTTAATAATTTTAAAAAGATTCAAAATAGCGAGATTTACAAATTTAAATATATGAATTCATGGTGTCTTGAATATTCAGAGTTTTTATTGGATGAAGTTAGATTGTTAAAAGAAAACAAAAGTTACACCAGATATAAAAAAGGCACTATAATTTATGTAAAGTTAGGTGTTAATGTTGGCAGAGAGTTTTCTGGAAACCATTTTTGTATGGTACTTAATAATCACGATTCAAATAAAAATCCAATATTAACGGTAGTTCCACTTACATCTTCCAGAAGTAAATTCAATGTGCATATCGAAGAAGATTTGTTACCTTTAGTATTGGAAAAAATGGACGTAACGGGTAAGGATTTAGCTAAAAAAATCATGAACAATCTTGAAAAGGTGTCAAAAGCAGAAAACCCATACGATCAAAAATTACTTGATGAAAACAAATCGCTGAATGACGACTTCAAAAAATATTCGAAGGTTCGCAAAAGATATGAGCGATTCAAGTATAAAAAGACCTATGCTAACGTTTTAAATATCACTACAATCAGCAAGGATAGAATATCGAAAATTAATAGGTATGACCCTGCCGGAGAAATATCATATTCAAAAGAAACAGTAGATAAAATTGAAAATAGTATAAAAATTAGATTTCTTAGTTAAATCGCTTGAACTACACTCTCTTTGATGGTATATTACATATATACAAAACAAGCCGCTGAAATATTTGCGGCAAGCTTCAAATTAGACAAGTCGCTGAAATATTTGCGACATGAGAGGGTGCATCTGCGCTCTCTCTTTTTTTATACAATTTTCACGGGTAGCCCGCCTACCCTTATTATTTTTTGCCAATTTTGAGGAGGGAGCACATGAAAGTAGCAATTTATACTAGAGTGAGTACACTTGAACAAAAAGAAAAAGGACACTCTATCGAAGAACAAGAAAGAAAATTAAGAGCTTACAGCGACATAAACGACTGGAAAATTCATAAAGTATATACTGACGCTGGATACTCCGGAGCTAAAAAAGACAGACCCGCTTTACAAGAAATGTTGAATGAAATAGATAATTTTGATTTGGTTTTAGTCTATAAACTAGATCGATTAACTCGAAGTGTTAAAGACTTACTAGAGATACTAGAATTGTTTGAGAATAAAAACGTGTTGTTTAGGAGCGCAACAGAAGTATATGACACAACTTCTGCTATGGGACGTTTGTTCGTAACATTAGTAGGTGCTATGGCAGAGTGGGAGCGTACTACAATTCAAGAGCGTACTGCAATGGGTCGACGCGCATCAGCTAGAAAAGGGTTAGCTAAAACTGTCCCTCCTTTCTATTACGACAGAGTAAACGATAAATTTGTGCCTAATGAATATAAAAAAGTATTACGATTTGCAGTAGAAGAAGCGAAAAAAGGTACTAGTTTAAGAGAAATAACTATAAAATTGAACAACTCTAAATACAAAGCACCCTTAGGTAAAAACTGGCACAGATCAGTTATAGGCAATGCTCTAACGAGTCCGGTAGCTAGAGGTCATCTTGTTTTCGGTGACATATTCGTCGAAAACACCCACGAAGCTATTATAAGTGAAGAAGAATACGAAGAAATAAAATTAAGGATAAGTGAAAAAACTAACTCTACAATCGTAAAACATAACGCTATTTTCAGAAGTAAACTATTATGTCCAAACTGTAACCAGAAATTGACTTTAAACACAGTCAAGCATACGCCTAAAAATAAAGAAGTTTGGTATTCTAAACTATACTTTTGTTCTAACTGCAAAAATACTAAAAATAAAAATGCATGTAACATCGACGAAGGCGAGGTTTTAAAACAATTTTACAATTATCTAAAACAATTTGATTTAACATCATATAAAATCGAAAACCAACCTAAAGAAATAGAAGATGTCGGCATCGATATTGAAAAGTTGCGAAAAGAACGCGCTAGATGTCAAACACTTTTTATAGAAGGTATGATGGATAAGGATGAAGCTTTTCCAATAATAAGTCGTATTGACAAAGAAATACATGAGTATGAAAAGCGCAAGGATAATGATAAGGGTAAGACTTTTAACTATGAGAAGATTAAAAATTTCAAGTATTCATTGCTAAACGGCTGGGAATTAATGGAAGATGAGTTAAAAACTGAATTCATAAAGATGGCAATCAAAAACATTCATTTTGAATATGTAAAAGGAATTAAAGGGAAGCGCCAGAACTCATTGAAGATTACGGGTATAGAGTTTTATTAA